AGCACTGTTAAAGCCGGTGATTTTATACAATTTAGTTCAAGTTCAAAAGTGTATCAAATTAAAGCTGATGCAAATGCTTTAAGTAATTTATTAACTTTTAAATTAATGACTGGTGCAATTAATCCAATTGTAAGTGGTAATACATTTACTTATGGTAACGGAGTACAATTTAAAATGTTATTAAATGGTAGGCCAAATGTAACAGTTGTTCCTGGCCCAGGATATAATTATTATGCTTATGATACTTTTAATTTTCAGGAGATATTATAATGGTAAAAACAATAGATTCAACAACATTAACCGAAGCAGGACAAAGAAATACTTATCCAATTCAATTAATTAAATTTCAAGTTACTTCTGATAATAACGATAGTTTATTTTTAAATACTGGATATACAAATATTACTTATAATGGTGATACATATTTACCGGGATCTAATATAATTGGTTTATCTGCTGTTGAAGAAACACAAGATGTAAAAACTAATTCAGTAACTATACAATTAAATGGTTTACCAAACACTATTATAGCTGTTTTAGAAAATGTAAATGCTATTGGTGGTATAGTTACAATATATCAAGCTTTTTGGAATGATAAAACAGGTGTTATTGAAGGACAAGTTTATCAAAAATGGCAAGGAATAATTAATTCACATGCAGTTGATGAAGAAAATACTGAAAACGGTAATGTTAATATAAGTGTTGAATGTAAAAATATAGTAGGGGCTTTATTAGATACTAAATCAGGTAGATTTACATCTGATAGTTCATTTAAACAAAATACAGCCAATGATGCATCAATGGAATTTGTTGCTTCAATGGTTCTTTTTAATCCAAGATTTGGAGCAGAAGAATAATAGAAAATAAATATAATGATAAGAATTGGAGAATATAAAGATGTTGAGCAAGGTGTAAAATTACTTGAACAACACAGAAAAGAATTTGACTTTGGTCAATTTAAAGAAGATAATACAGAATATTATAAAGGTTTAATGGAAGCAGTAGCTAAAGATAAAACTTCTATTGTTTCGCAAGATAATGGTGAATGGAATGGAATGATAATGGGTCTTAAATTTCCTAATTTATTAAACCCATATTTAATACAATTACATGTTTTAATAACATGGGTTCATCCTAAAAAAAGAGGTTCTTCTATATTTTACAGAATGCATAAAGCATTTGAAAAAACTATAAAAGAAAATCATAAAGAGGTAAAAGAAATAATATATTATTCTATACCTAAAACTAATATTAATTTTAATAAATTGAACTATAAAGAATTTCAATCAATGTATAAAAAGGAAATTTAATTATGGCAGTAGCTGCTCCCGTTATCACAGTTTTAACGGCAAATACCGTTACTGGAATGATAGCGCGATTTGCATTATCAGTTGCAGTTTCATTTATTGCAAATAAATTATTTGCGCCAGATGTACCAAATCCGGGTGTTGGTGAAACAGCCCCTGATCCTGGAATTAGACAAAGAATTGCATCAGATCCTAATAATAAACTTCCTGTTATTTATGGACAAGGTAAGGTTTTTGGATCAATTACATTTGCAGATATAACCTCTGATAATCAAACAATGGCATTTATCATTTCATTATGTGAGGGGCCAATTCAAAGTATTGATGATATATATTGGGATAATTTTAGACTATCATTAGATAGTGATGGTAATGTAACAAATGCAACAGATCCAGATGGTAATACAGATGATTTTTTAAATGGAAATTTAATAGTTAAAAAATTTAAAGCTGGTGGAAGATGTTCACCTATGGAAACGTTTTCTACTAAATGGAATACTAATGCTGCAAATAGAACAATGCCAAATGTTGCATATTTATATGTAGAATTAAAATATAATAGAGATGAATCTGTAACAGGTTTAACAAATAAATTAGGTGCAGAAGTTCAAGGTAAATTAGTTAGAACTTTTACAGGATCTACTTTATCAACTGGGACATCATATTCAAATAATCCAGCTGAATGTTTATTAGATTATTTAACAAATACTTTTTATGGTTGTGGCGATGTAATATCAGATAGCGATATAGATTTAGATTCATTTGCTGCTCATAAAACATTTTGTGATACTTTAATTTCTCATACAGATAAAAATGGAGCTACGGTAAGTGCTAAAAGATACACAACAAATGGTGGATTAAATACTAATGATACAAGAGATATAAATATTTCTGATTTAGTAGTTTGTTCTCAAGGAATATTTGGTTATCATTTAGGTAAATTTCAAGTTATTTCTGATGCTACAGGCTCATCTGTAATGTCATTTAATCCTGATAATATGTATGGTGATGTTACTATAGTTAATGATGGATTTAATAGTACATTAAATAAAATGAATGTTTCATTTAATTCTATTGATCAAAAATTTCAAGATGATCAAGTATTTTTAAAATTAGCTGATAATCAAAAATCATATAATGAGCCTGAATTAGTTCAAGATATGCGATTAAAATATGTAAACAATAATATTATGGCTGAAAGAATTGCTAATGTTATTGTTAAAAAATCAAGAGATAATTTAATTATATCATTTAAAACAGATACAAGAGCTTTAGCATTACAAGTTACAGATATAGTCTCAGTTACAAATGATACTTATGGTTTTACTAATAAATTATTTAAAATTAATTCTATTACTGAAACTGAAATGAATACTGATGGTGTATCAGGATATTATATTACTGCACAAGAATATAATGCTACAGCATATGCAGAACAAGCATTAACAGAATTTCAAACAGTTCCAAATACAAACTTAGCTAATCCTAGAAATTTTGGAACAATTACTGATTTAACATCAGTTAATAGTGATACAGATTCATCTACTCCGTTTGTAGAATTACAATGGACTGTACCAACTGGTTTAACTGAAACATTTGAAATATATATTGGAGATAGTGTTAGTGATGCTATTGCTGATAGAGAATTTAATATTTCATTTAGAACATCAACAGGTCCATTTACTGAAGGTGCTACAATTACACATAAAGTATTTGATATAGATTTTACAGATACATTAGTGTTTTGGGTAAGACCAATAAACCAATTTGCTAGAGGGGCTTTTTCTAATGCTTATGATTTTGGTGTATTTAGACCAGGTGCTGGTGGTATTACTTCAGGTGTTTCTGGAATTATTGTAGATCCAAATGATGCAAAAAATCCTTATGGAGTTGTAAATAGATTTACTCAAATTAGATACGGTGACAGTAATACTGGATCTAATATGAGAGATACATTTAATGATACCCCTGCTGTTCAACAATTAGGTTATGCAGGAACTACAATTAATACAATTACAAGAACTGGCGGTACTGATGGTTCTGGATCTGTAACATTTCCAGCAACCTTTAATTCAGGAACCTCTGTAACAGAGCAACAAGAAATAAGTTTTACAGGAACAAGAGGTAATGTAACACAAAAAGAATTATTACATATTAATTTAGCTGATGATATACAAAATGCTACATCTAGAAAAGTAATTGCAAATGCTAAAGATTGGGATACAGCTGGTTTTTTAACTGCAGATTTTTCATCTAATAGTGTTAAAGTTAATGGTATTTTAGAATTAAGTTCATTAGTTCCTGATGGTGTATCAAGTGGTTTTGGAAGATCTGTATCTATAGGTACTTCAACTGCATATGTAATGTCTAATACTGAATTATTTTCATTTAAATTAGTTAATAATGCTTGGACATATTATGCAAGAACAAATGCAGGTGGTGTTCAAAACTTTAATGTTTCTAATATGGGGGATGATGTTTTACTTTATAATTCATCAGTTACTGAAGGTGAAATATGGAATGTTTATTTAATACCATCATTATTAGGAGCTTTAGGTGGTGCACAATTTAATTAATATAGGAATAAAATAATGGCAATATTAGATACAATATCAAATTTAGATATTAGCAATAACATTGTAGATACAAATGATAAAATTATTGTGTGGTATAATGGAACTAAAATTAAATATTATCATAGATATGAAAAAGTATTTCAAGATGTTGAAACTGTTAGTGGTATTATATCAATTAAAATACAAGATGATGATACTATAAAAGTTACTACAAGCACAACTGTTAGAGAAATAAATTTAACAAGGCCTGGAACAACAAATACATATACAATTACATTAGATAGCAATTATGATAATACTGACGATGCATTAAAAACTTGGACATTAAATTTAACAGATTATGGTACTTTAACAGATACTATGTCTTCAACTATTGCAGGTACGGCTACGGCTATAGCTTCTGCAATTGACAATTTAGCTAATTTTAGCGCTAGTGCAAATAACAATGTAATTACTTACACTAATTCAGCTTCACAAGTTGTTGCAACAAGTTCAATAGATTTTACTTTATCTATTGCAACTGGTGGTGGACAATTTAACTAATAAAGGAAATTAAAAAATGGCAATCAGTTCTGTTTACGCAAACGCAGGAACATGGTCAGGCTCAGATATTATTACTGGTATTAATGTAAGAAATAGTTTAAAAAATATTCATATTATAGACAGTACTAATGTTGCTGTAGTAACAACTACAAATACACAAATATTTACTGATAATGGAGGTTATTCATCTCAATTTACTTATTCAGATTCAGCAGATATTGTTGGGTTTGGTAAAGAGTTTATTTTAGATGATGACTTATATATTTATAATTCAACTCAACCTAGTTCAGAAACAAGATGGAGTGCAGGATCAAATACACAATATTCAGTTAATTTAGGAACTTTAGGATATTTACATAATGCTACATTATCAAATGGTGTTGGTGCCATTGATGCATTAACTGAAATTAGATCAGGCATATTAGGATTAGGAATAAGCGGTGTAACTGTTTCATTACCTGCTTATGTTGATGATATAAATCCTGATAGTGGTCTTGTTGATTTTTCAGGTTATGAAATAATAGTTAATTTAGGTACATCTTCAAATGAAGTAACATCTTTTTCAATTAATGATGTGGCTGGTGATGGTACAAATATTATTCATAATTATGAACATGAAACTGATGGAGCAGGAACTTCATTTGCAACAAATATAACTTTAACTGAACCTGATGGAACAGGAACTATAACATTAAATGTTGCAGCTGATTTAGAAACTGATGATCAATCTGATAATATTGGAAATAATTTAGCAGATTTAATAAACAATACTACTGAATCACCTAATAATTATACTGCTACATATGATACTGTAAGTAAAACAATTACATTTACTAGCACAGCTGGATTTGATTCAGATCCTAATGAATTATGGACTGCTACTGTAAGTAATGGATCTGTTACTGGACCGGATGCAGGTAATATTGTTTTTGGTAATGCTTCAATTACAAGAACTGGGGTATTAGGTGAAACATATAATATTACTGCTCCTGATTTATATACAAAAACTATGGATGGACAACCTTTATTTAATAAGGTTACATTTACTGGTGGAAGCACTACATCATTTAGTAATAATTTAAATGCTACTCAAGCTGCTCTTGAATTTAGGGATGCATTAAATGCTTCTTTAAGCGGATATATAACAGCTTCAATAGATTCAGGTGATTCAAAAATAGTTAATTATACTACAACAATTCAAGATGATATTGGATTAGATTTTACTTTTTCTGATTCAAACATTACAAAAAGTATTACACAAGGAATTTTAGGTACCACACAAATAGATATTGATGATGCTGGTAAAACTAATGTTCAAGTAACTAAACCAGGAAGTACTTCATCTGATTATAATAAAGGTTTTGTTGGTTTTAATCCAGCTTTACCTGGTGCTGTAAATACAATTGCAGATATAATAGGTAATGTTAATAGTTTAATAACTGACTGGAATATTGAAGTAGATCAACCGGTTACTAATCAAATTAGGTTTACTGCAGTTAATAATGGGTATGTAAATAATACTTATCAATTACTTGTATCTAATAATATTGGTACAGGAAATACAATAGGTGATTTTACAACAGGTGTTGGTAATGCTTCAATTACAACATTAGGTTCAAAAACACCAGATTATTATGGTTTAAGGTCTGTAACTTTAGCTAATAAAGATGTATTTTCAAATACTGCAACAGATTATTCTTGGTTTGAAACTACTAAAAATACTTTAGGAACTATATTTCCAGGATATAAAGTAGCTACTATAAAAACTCCAGAATTTGCTTTTGATGGTATGTCAAATGGTTCTGCAGCATTAGTAGATGGATTTTTTGACATAATTGCTAATTCAAATGGTCAATATGTTATTGATACTCAAGCTTTAACTGTTTCTGAAATATATAATATACCAGTTGATAGCCCTGATACAGTATTAAGTGGATCAGAAATGATTTATTTTTCTACTAAAATATATTTAGCATATAGGGTAAGCAATGACAGTGATATTACTGGTTTATCTTTAGGAATTAATGATACTGGTGCAACAATTTATACTAACAAAGGAAGTACTTATACAATAACAGATAGTAACAGCGATATTTTAATTGCTGAATATATCTACAAATGGAACGGTACTGAATGGGTAAAACAAACTTAATAAAATAAAATATATGTCCACAGATATATATTTACTCATAACTAACCTACAGGAGATAATATGAGAATATCAAACATACAACATTACTTAGGAGGAGCAGATAATATTATTGCTCGAGAAGTAGCCGAAGGTAATCAGTTTTTAATATCAGTAGAAGATGGGACTATAGATTTTAGTGATGCTGCTACTACTTTTGATATAGAAGCTGTTTTATTTGAAGCAAATGTTACAAGAAAAAGAGGATCTATAGTAATTGATTCATTAACAAAAGAGCCTACTGCAACACAACATAATTATACTAAAGCAGAACTAATACATAATACTGGTACTGCTGGTAAATTTGAATTGTTAGTGCCTGAAACATTATTGTCTGATCAAGGTAGTTTTACAGCTACTCCTGATGATACATCACCATATATTGTGGTTATGAAAGTACAATGGGCTGCTGGTACTCCAGAAGTTAAAAAATCTATAAGGTTTGTATTTGTAATAAGATATCAACCTCAATAAAGGAATTAAATAATTATGACAATTAAAATAGATGGAACTCCTCCAATAATAAAAGTTTCAAATCAAACTGGTCCAACAGGAGCAACAGGTCCACAAGGCCCACAAGGTGATACAGGTCCACAAGGTCCTCAAGGTGATCAAGGTATACAGGGTTTAACAGGTCCAACAGGTCCGGCTGGTGCTAAAGGTGATCAAGGTATACAGGGTATAGCTGGAGCACAAGGTCCTCAAGGCCCACAAGGTGCAACAGGTCCACAAGGCCCATCTGGAACAGTTGATACTAGTTCAATGAATGCGGCTATTGATGCCCGTGTTGATACAACATTTGTTAATAATTTAAGTGTTGATGCTGGAACTATAGATGGATTAGATAGTACACAATTTGAACAAACAAGTAATAAAAATCAAAATAATGGTTATGCTGGTTTAGATGGTACTGGTAAAGTGGCTGCTGCACAATTACCTAGTTATGTTGATGATGTTGCAGAATATGCAAACTTTGCTTCATTTCCAGCTACAGGTGAAATAGGTAAAATATATATTGCTCAAGATACAGGGGATGTTTATAGATGGTCAGGAAGTGCATATGTACAAATTAATGATGCTGTAACTTCTGCTGATCAAGCAACAAGATTAGCTACGGCTAGAGATATTGAATTAACAGGACCAATAACTGGGTCTGCTAGTTTTGATGGAACAGCTAATGCTTCTATTTCAACAACATTAGATTTATCTGGTAAAACAACTTCTGATTTAGCTGAAGGAACAAATAAATATTATACTGATGCAAAAGTTCAAACAGTAATTGATACAAATACAGCAGGATTTATAACTGCAAGTTCTTCAGATAATTTAACAAATAAAACTGGTAACATAAGTCAATGGACAAATGATGCTGGATATATAACAAGTGAAACAGATAGCCAAACATTATCTTTTTCAAACCCAGACTTGGCTATTTCAAATGGTAATACTGTTGATTTAAGTGCATTAACAACAACAAGTTTACCTTTCAGTAGTATTACAAGTACACCAACAACATTAAGTGGTTATGGTATTACAGATGGAGTAACTGCTAGTTCAAGTGATGTATTTACAAATAAATCAGGTAATATAAGCCAATGGACAAATGATGCAGGTTATTTAACATCTGAAACTGATAGTCAAACCTTATCATTTAGTAATCCGAATTTAACTATTTCAAATGGCAATACTGTTGATTTATCAAGTTTATCTGCTAATCCATTTGATCAAACTTTAAATACTACTGATGATGTAACATTTAATGAAGCAACAGCTGCAGAATTTATTGGTAATTTACGTGGTGCTACTTTAATGAAATCACAAGCAGGAGAGGCTTTAACAAAAGGTGATGTTGTTTATATTTCAGGAATTAGTGGTAATGTTCCAATTGTATCAAAAGCAGATGCTGATGATAGTTCTAAAATGCCAGCAGTTGGTTTAGCAAATGCTACAGTATCTTTAAATTCAGAAGTTGATGTTTTAACATTTGGTGAAATGACTAATATTGATACGACACAAAATATTGGTGGTACTTGGATTGAGCGTGATAGCTTATTTGTAGATACTACAGTTGGTCAATTAACTAAAACACAACCAAGCGGAGAAACTAGCCAAATTCAAAAAATTGGTAAAATTGAAAAAGCACATGCTTCAACAGGTATTATATTAATTCAAGGTGCAGGTAGAAGTAATGCTACACCAAACCTTGATGATGGTAAAATATTTATAGGTAATGCATCAAATTATTCAACAACTAGTACTTTAGATACATCAATTGTTCCTGAAAATACTAATTTATATTATACTGATGGAAGAGCTGATGCTAGGGTTGCTGCTAATGTTATTGATGAAGATGATATGGTTACAGATAGTGAAACTAAAACACCATCTCAACAATCAGTTAAATCTTTTGTTGAAGGACAATCAATTACAATTAATGGAACATCTGTTAATTTAGGTGGAAGCGTAACAGTTGGTGAAACAAAACCTACTATTACTTCTATATCTCCAAGTACAATAGATAATACTGAATCAACAATTACAATTACAGGATCTAATTTTATATCTGGTACTCAAGTTGAATTTATAAATACTGCTACAGGTATATGGTATCCGGCTTCAACAATTACTTTTAATAATTCTACATCATTAACAATTACAATTACTTTAAGTGTTGATGCTCAATATAGAATGAGAATTGAAAACCCAGATGGTAATGCAGTTATATCAAGTACAAATATATTAACTGTATCTGATGCCCCAACTTGGACAACTGCTTCAGGTAGCTTAGGTTCTTTTGCTGGAGATTTTTCTGGTACACTTGCAACCGTTGCAGCTACTTCAGATAGTGCTGTAACATTTAGTGAAGTCGGAAGTAATTTGGCTACGGCTAATGTTACTTTATCTTCTGCTGGTGTTTTAAGTACAACAGATTTTGGTGGTTCATCAACAAGTCCAACCACTTATAATTTTACAATAAGAGCAACCGATGCTGAAGGCCAAACTGCTGATCGTAGTTTTAGCTTAACATCAACATTTGGTGCTACAGGAGGCGGACAGTTTAATTAATGAATAAAATTAAAAAAGGAATAAAAAATATAATGAATAAAATTAAAAATATAATTAAAGAAATAGCGGGGGTTAACTAATGGCTAATACATTTATAACACGAACACCAAGTTCAGCAGGAAATAAAAAAACTTTTACTCTATCAGTTTGGGTTAAAAGAGTGACTTTAGGAAGTGATTATATTTTAACTGCAAGAAATGGAACTGGAAACCTAGATTCTTTTTTCTTTGGTTTTAGAAATAACCAAATACAAATTGATTCAGCAGCAGCAGGTGGTGATAAGGCTCTTACTTTTAGGTCAAATGCTTTATACAGAGATACTTTTGGTTGGTACAATATTATATTAGCTGTAGATACTACTCAAGCTACAGAATCAAACAGAGCAAAATTATATGTTAATGGTTCTCAAATTACATCTTTTGAAATAAGCACTTATCCAGACCAAAATGATGATTTTTATGGAATTAATGATACAATCGTACACTCATTTGGTAGAGAATATTTTGCAAGTGGTACAGCTTACCATGAATATCTTTTATCACACATTCACTTTATTGATGGCACAGCTTATGATGCTTCAGCATTTGGAGAAACAGACGCAACAACAGGAATATGGAAAATTAAAACTTCTCCAAGTGTAACTTATGGAACTAATGGTTTCTTTGTTTTAAAAGATGGTAATTCAGTTACAGACCAATCTGGTAATGGTAATAACTTTACAGTTGGTGGTGGTAATCTTACAAAAACAGAAGATTGTCCAAGCAATGTTTTTGCTACTGCTAATGCACTAATTCCGAATGGTAATATTGATTACTCAAATGGTAATACAAACAGTTATCATACTTACTCTGGTCAATGGAGAAGTACAATATCAACTTTAGGTGCATCTTCTGGAAAATATTATGCTGAATTTAAAAGTAGTGCAATAGGTAGCGAAACATCTATTGGTATTTGTGATGTTGAAACAATAACAC